ACCACGTATAAGTGGATTATACACCACAATATATATTTTATCAATTACAAGTACGTTACAAGTGCATTAACAAAATATTACAATAAAAAAAAGTGGGTGAGAAAAATGGCAGAAGTAAGACAAGTGGATTTAAAGGGATTCCGAGAGATGTACGGTATTCCCGAAAATACGGTGCTTAGATGGATACACGTGAAAGGTTTTCCTGCATACAAGCAGGGACATAAGTGGTACATAGATGTAAAGGCTTATGAGAAATGGCGTGCAACGGAGCATGCAAACAGTTACAAATACGCATAACAACTTAATACTCACAGGCAGACAAGGGCTGTCCGCATATTATCCGTAAAGTAAACTTTCCCCAATGAGTTTAAATTTTAATGAAATCTGTTTTGCGGACGGCTCCTGTGTGCCTGTGAGGAAGTAAAGAGAGGTAAACAAATGAACACAATAGGAATTGCACTGATTAGTTTCGGTGTTGGGTTAATTATCAGTTTAAAGCTGATGAAAGAGGACGAAAAGAAACGAAAGCGTGGTAAAAAAGATGTTTAAGTTAATAAGAGAAATTCGCCGAAATATGTCAGTTATGAACATAGACGGTATAAGAATTTTAGCAGAAGTGGCAAGAGATATTGTATGTAATAAAAAATATCGTAAGGCGGATGGTGAATTAACACCGGAGCAGTTCGACAGACAGGTTAAGCAAGTTTTGGACATCGTAAAAAGAAACGAGGTGTGCAATGTCTGAAAGAATTAAGTATGCTATATCGGTTGTTGCATTTAGTGCGATACTGATTATGACAGAATTTATAATGATGAATATGATTGGGAGGTGAAAGAGAATGAATAACTATTACATTACGTTCGGCAGTGAGGGACAACCATTTAAGGGCGGTTGGATAATCATTGAGGCGGAAACAATAGAGCAAGCGTGCAAGATTTTCAGAGCGATGTATCAATACAAGGAAACTAACGATACACTGTTAAAATTCTGCTCAATATACACAGAAGAAGGCTTTAAGCAAACAGAAATGTACAAAAGCAACGACAATCTCGGAGCAGGTTGCCACTGCAAAGTAAGTATAAAAAAAGAGACCGTATGAGCTGGCACTCATAAACGGTCAAATAACAAAAACACATAGATTATTAATCTATGTCAACATTATACCACAGAAAGGAACGAAAATCAATGATAAAGATAAATGAATTACAGCTTGAAAATGTCAAGCGAATAAAGGCGGTAAAACTTGAGCCGGCACAGAATGGTTTAACGGTTATCGGTGGCAAAAACGGACAGGGTAAAACTTCTGTCATAGACAGTATAGCGTGGGCACTGGGCGGTGACAAATACCGTCCGTCACAACCACAGCGTGACGGCTCGGTCATTCCGCCTATTCTTCATATTGAATTGTCAAACGGTTTAATTGTGGAGCGCAAGGGCAAGAACAGTGCATTGAAAGTAATAGATCCGAACGGTAACAAAGGCGGTCAACAGCTTTTGAATGAGTTTATTGAACAATTTGCACTGGACTTGCCGAAATTTATGCAAGGCACATCAAAGGAAAAAGCAGAGATACTACTTCAAGTAATCGGTGTCGGAGAGCAGTTATATGAAATTGAAAACAGAGAAAAACAACTTTACAACGAACGTACCGCAATCGGCAGAATAGCAGACCAAAAGAAGAAGTTTGCGGAAGAAATAGTCGATTATCCCGAAGCACCGAAAGAACTTATTTCAATCTCGGAACTTATCCTAAAGCAACAGGAAATACTTGCAAAAAACGGCGAAAACCAACGTAAACGTGAAAAAGCACAATCACTTTTAAAGCGTTCCGAAGATTTAAAAGTACAAATTACAAATCTTCAATCACAACTTGATGTTGTACTTTCGGATCTTGAAATTGCACAAAAATCGGCACTTGATTTGCACGACGAATCAACCGAAGAACTTGAACAGAACATCAAGAACATTGAGCAGATAAATATTAAAGTTCGTGCCAATATGGATAAAGACAAAGCCGAAGAAGAAGCGAAAGAATACAAGGACAAGTATGACGAGCTTACCACAGCTATTAGTAACGTTCGTAAAGAAAAGACGAATTTATTGAAGAATGCAAATCTGCCACTTGATGGATTGTCGGTTGAAGACGGCGAGCTTACATACAAAGGCTTTAAGTGGGATAACATGAGCGGTGCGGAGCAGATGAAAGTATCAACGGCTATTGTCAGAAAGCTCAATCCCGATTGTGGTTTTGTACTTCTTGATAAGTTGGAGCAAATGGATACCGACACATTAAAAGAGTTCGGTGAATGGCTTGAAAAAGAGGGATTGCAGGCAATAGCCACAAGAGTAAGTACAGGTGAAGAATGCAGTATCATCATTGAGGACGGATATTCAAGCGAATTAAGCATAGCAACACCTAATGCGACAAAAACTTGGAAAGAGGGAGAATTTTAATGGATATTACAAGCGGAAAAATCGAATCGGCACAAAAAGTAATCATATACGGTCCGGAGGGAATAGGCAAATCAACGTTTGCGTCGAAGTTCCCAAATCCTCTGTTTTCAGATACAGAGGGCAGTACAAAGCATATGGACGTAAGACGTTTGCCTAAGCCTACCTCTTGGACATTGCTAAAAGAGGAAGTAGCATATGTCAAAGCAAATCCGACTGTATGCAAAACATATATTATAGATACATTTGATTGGGCGGAAAGACTTTGTATTGCAAAGATATGCGCAGATAATAACAAAAAAAGTATTGAGGATTTCGGATACGGTTCGGGATATGTGTACGAATTAGAGGAAATAGGCAGATTTTTAAATTCACTTGATGAATTGATTGAATTGGGTATCAATGTAGTTTTGACGGCTCATGCACAGTTGCGCAAATTTGAACAGCCGGACGAAATGGGAGCATATGACCGTTGGGAGTTGAAACTCGGCAAAAAAACAAGTTCGCAGATTTCACCTATTTTGAAAGAGTGGGCGGATATGATTTTATTTGTCAATTATAAAACATTTTCGGTTGCGACTGACGACAAAGGAACAAAACATAAGGCACAGGGCGGTACAAGAACAATGTACACCACACATCACCCTTGTTGGGACGCAAAGAACCGTCATAATCTACCGGACGAAATGCCGTTTGAATATGAACGAATTGCACATTGTTTTAAAGATAATGCACCGACACAAGCGGTTACACCGACAGTCGCACCACATATAGAGCCGACTGTTTCACAGGTAGTCACACCACCACAAAAAACGACAGTTGCACCGCCTGCACCGCCGATTGACAACAACGTATCAGACGAAAGAAAAGAATTTGATACACCGGCACAATCGTTTGATATGCCGAACGGAAATATACCGAAAGCATTGTCGGATTTAATGCAGATTAATAAGGTAACAGACGCTGAAATAAGACAAGCCGTAGCATATAAGGGATATTATCCCGAAGATACACCGATAGAAAACTATGCGGTAGATTTTATTAACGGTGTATTGGTAGGGGCATGGAATCAAGTATTTGAAATTATTAAGAAAATGAGAAATGAAAATGTATTTCAAGGAGGTAACGAATAATGGCAGAAGAAAGAGAATTTGGTTGGGATGATGAAATAGAAAACGACAGTGAGTTTCAAATATTGCCCGACGGTGATTATAATTTTACGGTAACAGGCTTTGAGCGTGGCAGACATCAAGGAAGTGCTAAACTTCCGCCGTGCAATAAAGCGATTATAACATTAAACGTTGCGGACGGCAAAGGTAATCAAGGTACGATTAAACACAACCTGTTTTTACATACAAAAACAGAGGGAATGCTTTGTGCATTTTTTACCGCAATAGGACAGAGAAAGCATGGCGAAAAGTGCCGTATGAATTGGAGTGCGGTTGTCGGAGCAACAGGCAGATGTAAAATCGGTATACATGAATATACAAGCACAAAAACAGGTGAAGTCTTAAAATCCAATGAAATAAAAAAATTCTATGAGCCGACAGGAACACAAGCCGAACCAACGCAATCACCTGCGTCGTCATTTACTCCGGGAAGTTTTTAAGGCGGTGTAATAAATGGAATTAAGACCATATCAAAATGAAGCTAAATCAGCCGTTTTCCGCGAGTGGGAGAACGGCTGTAATAAAACATTGCTCGTTCTTCCGACAGGGTGCGGTAAAACAATAGTTTTTGCAAAAATAACGGAAGAATGTGTGCGAAAAGGTCAGCGTGTTTTAATACTTGCACATCGTGGGGAACTGTTGGAACAAGCGTCTGACAAGATTATGAAAACAACCGGCTTAGGTTGTGCAACGGAAAAGGCAGAGGAAAGCTGTATAGGAAGTTGGTACAGAGTAGTTGTAGGTTCGGTACAAACACTAATGCGTGAAAAAAGATTAAATCAATTCAAAAGTAATTACTTTGATACCATTATAATAGACGAGGCACATCACTGCATATCAGACAGTTACAGACGTGTATTAGACCACTTTTCAGAAGCAAAGGTGCTTGGAGTCACTGCAACACCGGACAGAGGCGATATGAAAAATCTCGGACAAGTCTTTGAAAGTCTTGCATATGAATATACACTCCCAAAGGCTATTAAAGAGGGATATTTAAGCCCTATCAAGGCTTTGACAATTCCGTTAAAGCTTGACCTAACAGGAGTGGGAACACAGGCGGGTGATTTTAAATCAAGTGATATAAGTACGGCACTGGATCCGTATTTGTATCAGATAGCCGATGAGATGACAAAACACTGCAAAAACAGAAAAACGGTTGTATTTCTGCCACTTGTAAAGACGAGTAAAAAGTTTAGAGATATTCTGAACGAAAAAGGTTTTAAAGCGGCGGAAGTAAACGGCGAAAGCAAGGACAGAGCAGAAATATTAAATGATTTTGAAAACAATAAGTATAACGTATTGTGCAATTCAATGCTTTTGACAGAGGGTTGGGATTGCCCCGATGTGGATTGCGTTGTCATATTAAGACCTACAAAAGTACGCAGTTTGTACAGTCAAATGGTAGGACGCGGAACAAGACTTGCACCGAATAAGGACCACTTACTTTTACTCGATTTTTTATGGCATACGGAACGACACGAACTGTGTCACCCCGCACATTTGATTTGCGAAAATGAAGAAGTTGCCGCAAAAATGACGGAGAATATCGAAAATGCGGGTTATCCTGTTGACATAGAAGAGGCAGAGGAAAAGGCAAGCGAAGATGTAGTTGCACAAAGAGAAGAGGCACTTGCAAATCTTCTTGCGGAAATGAAGAAACGTAAGCGTAAATTGGTTGATCCTCTGCAATTTGAAATGAGCATACAAGCCGAAGATTTATCGGGATATGTACCGACATTCGGTTGGGAAATGTCACCTCCGTCAGACAAACAAATAAAGGTACTTGAAAAATACGGAATATTCCCTGATGAAATAGATAACGCAGGTAAGGCAACCAAACTGCTTGAACGATTGGAGAAAAGACGTGTGGCAGGACTTACAACTCCAAAGCAAATACGCTTTCTTGAAAGTCGAGGTTTTCAGCACGTCGGTGTTTGGGAGTTTGAAAAAGCAAAAAATCTTATTGACAGAATTGCCGCAAACGGTTGGCGAATACCGTCGGGGATAAATCCGAGTGAATATTAAAGGAATTAAGATATGAACGATTATAATTTGACAGAAATTCTTGAATATATTGATCCGTCAACTTGCAGTTATCAAGAGTGGATAAACGTAGGTATGGCACTAAAACACGAGGGATATACGGTATCTGATTGGGATATGTGGAGTATGAAAGACGTAAACCGTTACCATAGCGGTGAATGTGCAAAGAAGTGGGCGACATTTCAAGGCTCATCTGCTCCCGTTACTGCCGGAACTATCATTCAAATGGCTAAAGAAAACGGATACCATTATGAAAATGTATCAGCCGAGCTTGATTGGGACAGTGAAATAGGTTCTAAAGACGAACTTGTTGTAGTAGACAGGAACTGGCTTGAACGCAGTGAGATACATATTCCCGAACAATGGAATCCGACAGAGCAGATTATCACATACCTCGAAACACTTTTTGAGCCGGATGAAAATGTAGGCTATGTTACGGAAAGTTGGGAACATGACGGAAAATTCTTGCCGTCAAAAGGCTGTTACGACAGAACGGCAGGTCAGCTTATAAAGGAACTGTACCAATGCAAAGGTGATATAGGCAGTGTACTCGGCGATTATAACAGCGAAGTCGGGGCGTGGATAAGGTTTAACCCTCTTGACGGTAAGGGCGTAAAAAATGAAAACGTAACGGAGTTCAGATATGCACTTGTCGAATCCGATACAATGGACATTTCGGCACAAAAAGCCATTATAACAGAATTGGAATTACCTGTTGCGGCACTCGTATACAGTGGCAAAAAGAGCCTGCACGCAATAGTAAAAATTGACGCGTCAACATATGAAGAATATAAAAAACGTGTTGATTATCTGTATAACGTGTGTAATAAAAACGGCTTGAAACTTGATATTCAGAATAGAAATCCGTCAAGATTATCGCGTATGCCGGGCATAATGCGTAACGGTAAAAAACAATATCTTCTTGATACCAATATAGGTAAAGAAAATTGGAATGAGTGGCGTGAATGGATTGAAAGCGTGAATGATGACTTGCCCGATCCGGAAAGTATGGCGGACGTGTGGGATAACTTGCCCTCTCTTGCACCGCCGCTTATTGACGGAGTTTTAAGACAGGGACATAAAATGCTTATAGCAGGACCGTCAAAGGCAGGTAAATCATATGCACTTATAGAATTGTGCTGTGCCATTGCAGAAGGAAAGAAATGGCTTGAATGGAACTGTACACAAGGCAGAGTGATGTATGTTAATCTTGAACTCGACAGAGCAAGTTGTCTGCACCGTTTTAAAGACGTTTATACCGCACTCGGCATAACACCAAACAACTTATCCAACATAGATATATGGAACTTAAGAGGACGCAGTGTGCCGATGGACAAGCTTGCTCCAAAGCTTATACGCAGAGCAAGTAAAAAGAATTATATAGCGATTATAATTGACCCTATATATAAGGTTATAACAGGCGACGAAAACAGTGCTGACCAAATGGCACACTTTTGCAATCAGTTCGACAAGGTGTGTACGGAGCTTGGCTGTGCGGTGATATATTGTCATCATCACAGTAAGGGTGCTCAAGGCGGTAAAAGGAGTATGGACAGAGCGTCCGGCTCGGGTGTGTTCGCCCGTGACCCTGATGCACTTATTGACCTTGTAGAACTTGAATTGAACGACGATATATTAAAACAGGAAAAGAATAAGGCAGTATGCAAAGTATGTGAGGGTTGGTTGTATAAATACGATAAACTGTATCATGCGTCACAGGACGATTTGTGTAGTGAAACTCAAATGCTTGCATTGTGCCGAGAATACCTTGAAAACGACGCTTACGAGTGCGTTATAGAAGATGTCGGTAAGGTAAGAAAAGAGGTAGAAAGCCGTAGTGCGTGGCGTATAGAGGGTACGCTTAGAGAGTTCCCAAAGTTTGCGCCTGTAAACCTGTGGTTTAAATATCCGGTACACAGTATTGATAATATCGGAGTGTTAAAAGACATTGCAGTAGATGACGGAATGCCTACATGGAAGAAGAATTTTGCTAAAAAGAAAACGGACGCTGAACGTAAAACAGAACGTAAAAATTCACTTGAAACGGCATTCGAGGCGTGCGGAATCGATGATAAAGTGACAGTAAAATCTATGGCGGAATATATGGGCGTTACGGAAAAAACAGTAAGAAACAGATTGAAAGAACACGGTGGATTTTGGATTGATGAGGGTCAAGTAGGTAAGAAATAAGAGGGAAAATGTCGGAGGGA